AATAATTTTAGCAACAACTGCCAAACCAATTTAATATCAAATTATATTGAAATGAATCTTAATGTATTCAAGTTGTTTACCTTGGAAGCTAGCAATAGCCAAACCACGACGAAATCGGTCGTCCTGGTTGGCCTAGCCTCAGCGTGCGTTGGATATTGCATCTGGCGCACCCGCCACGGTATCGTTGCGTATATGGCATCAGGTCCATATCCAACGGCTACAAATAACCGCTTGATGAGAACTATGCAAAGAGTTCTCATCGATAAAACTCGACTTAACGTGCAAATTGAATGGCATCCGTTAAACGCTTTGTTGGATAGAAAACCATCCAGACTCAGCGACAACGGGCACCCAATATCCGGTGCTTGCCGCGACGCCGCTAGGCGCTTGATAACCAGTGCCGTCGACAACCTCGGTTTTACGAAATACGAGATTTCACCCGCCCCCCAATCCTTAACGGATGGGCCGCGAGTGCACCAGCATTATGCAATTGGAGATTTGCATGCTGCAGTCCAAAACCAGGACCCAAACCGGTCTTGTGTGTTAGTAGGTATAGACGTTGATTATTATCTCAACGATCCGAGTGAATTTCTCGGGTATACTTGCCCAGCCATCTTCCATACCTTCAACCCTGTTGAGGTGTCTGGTATAGATGGCGACTCGCCCTTTAGAGTGCTTAATAATAAAATAAAGTACGATGTTAGTGGCGGGGCCTCGTGGGAACACGGGGTTTGGGACTGGTGCGCATATGGTGAATTTGTCGAATCGCCCGTCGTCAAACGAGGCTTTTGGCCCCGTCTCCTTGGTTCCATTGGAATCGAGAGAGTGGTGTACCATAAGGTGCACCATGCACGTCCATGGGAAGATTGTCCCAACCGCGCTTTGGTATGGTGCCTGCCACAGTTTACTGTCTGGCAGGTCAACTGGATCCCAAGCGACTTGAGGGCGCGCCGCTTACAACGTGTGCGCTACGCTGACTCATTCCGGAAGGGGTGGAATAACATCGTCAGCCAACGTCCGGACGGATCCCTAATGATTAGTGCTGGCAGGGAAGGTGAGGATGCAAGTTTCAGTTTGAAGAAAACTGACTATGACATCCTCATGGGCCTAGCCAGTGCACAATCTATAGGTTCGCGGATGTTGTCTATGGGCTATCAGGATTCACGTCTTGTGGCCTTGGTTGGACAATATTTCACGGGGAAAGAATCTGCCCCGCACGACCCATCAAGGGTGGGTCGCCCCATGGTAAAAGTCCACTGGCCTGCAGCCACGGAAGCTGACGATTCAGAAGTCAGCGCTAGGACGTACGCGTCACCTCTAGTGTCAGATGAGAACCTGATGCCAATGATAAAAAGGTGGGAAGCTTTAGCTGTCTCACTGGAAACCCGAGTCACCTTTGTTGGGAATAAAATGACCCCCAAGCCACAGATGCAGAATTTCGCACATGAGTTTGTAGAGTTGGTCGTCCCCGAGACTGGTTTGGGTGTCCCGTTGTCATTGGAGGAAACAGCAGCGTTACTTGACAAACCTTCCCAAGTATTAGCCATAGGGCAAATTTGGGAAACTGCAGAAATGCAGCCCCGGAAGCTAATTGAAGCTTTCATCAAAAACGAGCCTTGTCTTAAACCAGGTCGCATTATATCATCCTTCGCGGATATGCGTTACCTGCTACAATTCTCCTCATTCACGCTAGCCTTTAGGAATGAAGTTCTCCACGCGGAGCACAATTCCCATTGGTTTTGTCCCGGCTCTACGCCGGCTGAAATAGCCAAACGAGTGACGGATTATTGTAGGTCGATTGAGGAACCCTTGGAAGGAGATTACTCAAATTTCGATGGGACTGTGTCTGCTTGGGCACAAAGGTTCGTGATGAATGCGGTGTATCACCGTTACTTCAATTCTTGCTACCGCAAGCAACTAACAGGCTTCACCGATATGCTCATAAATTGTCCCGCGCGTGCAAAACGCTTTGGGTTCAAATACGAGGCCGGTGTGGGAGTCAAGAGTGGGTCACCAACAACGTGTGACCTCAACACTGTGTTAAACGCGTACATCCAATACTGCGCGGTGCGTATAGCGCACCCGGACCAAACTCCAACTGACGCTTTCAAGCAAATCGGCTTGGCTTTTGGTGACGATTCGTTGTTTGATCAACAATATCGTAAACAGTATTCCCGTGTTGCAACATCCCTTGGCATGGACCTTAAGGTGGAAAAGTTCAACCCAGAAATGGGTGTTACCTTTCTAGCCCGCGTGTTTCCCGACCCATGGAACTCAACTACATCGTTCCAAGACCCTCTACGGACGTGGCGCAAGCTACATATAACCGCTCGCAATAAGACTATTCCTATTGCTGATGCGGCCGTGGATAGGGTGAGTGGGTATCTCGTCAGTGACGGCCTTTCGCCAGTGACGAGTCACTATTGTGAAATGGTGAAGCGCTATTACATCGATATAGCGCCCGAAGCAACACGGGCCGCACCGAGAGGCAAGCGTGAAGAACGCAAGTCTCATGGTGCGGAAAAACCTTACTGGCTAACAGCCGGCGGTGCATGGCCACAGGAAGCCGAAGATGTCGTCCTCATGGAGAGCGTAACAGCTGCCCGCACTGGAATTGACGTAGAAACATTACGTCTACTACAAGTGCAGCTCTCTGAATGCAAGGACCCCTGGAGCCCATTTACACTCAATAGGACCGCCGAACCAAACCCGTATAGGAATACCCTAGACGAGGGCGGCGTTCCCGCGGAGGGGCTCGTGGACAATCGAAAATATCAACATGAACGGAAAATCGTATTATTACGAGGTGGTTACCCAGTTCCCGAAGGAGCTGGACACCCTAGTGACAAGCGTCCAACAGGTGGTACTAGCGAACAGCATCCCTTACCCGGCGGTAAGAAAGGATCTGGACGCCTATTGCCTGTGTCTGGGAAAGATGCTCAACCGAGCCCACGCAGTAACAGCAAGCCTGCTGGAAAAGCCAGCGGTGGTGGCGTATCTACGCGGGGACGATCCTCCCCCACCCAGACCAGACCCGGCCGCACAGATCCGGGAGCTCCAACAACAACTGGAACTCCTGGCGGTCGACGTCCGAGCCCAGGAAAAGGCGGACGCGATGTCCCTGGCCGACCCAAAGCGGGAGGCAGCGGCAAGTCGAACGGTGTTCCCAAAACTGGAACCCCCAGTCGACCTGTACAAACTCTTCAGGTGGAAGTGAAGAGATAAGTGTTATTTCCAATAAGCGTCTGATAGAACCAAA